ATTGAGCGCAGTCATCACTCATGCCCCGTTCCCTTGTCTCCTACTGGAAACGTGTTGCCACCAGCGGCCCGACCGTCGATGGCCGCGAGATCCTGCCCCAAGAACTGCGCGACATCGCCGAGACCTACTCACCTGCCAAGTACACGGCGGTGATCTGGTGCGACCACGAACGCTGGCCAGGCTCGCACGGCAACGTATTCGCCGTGCGTTTGGTTGAGGAAGGCGAGGATCTGGAGCCTGGCCAAATCGCGCTGGAAGCTCAGCTGAAACCGAATGATCGCCTTCTGTACCTCAACGACCAGGGCCAGAAGCTGTTCAGCAGCATTGAAATCACCCCGAATTTCGCCGGCAGTGGAAAGGCCTATCTGACTGGCCTGGCGGTGACTGATTCGCCGGCGAGTCTCGGCACGCAAGAGCTGTATTTCTCCAATCGCACCAGCCGCGCCGCGTACTACGCCGCCTCGCAAGAACTTGGCCCCCTGCGCGAACCTGAGCCGCAAGGCGAGATCGGGCGCCTCGCCGCCATGTTCACCCGCTTGTTCAAGCGTTTCGGCATTGAAGACACGCCCACCGAAACCACCCCGCAAACCCCAACCGAGAGCAACCCCCCAATGGATGAAGCTACCGCCACGGCTTTAAAAGCCCTGCTGGCCCAGCTGCTGGTCGTCGCTGCCGGCATTCAGGCCGTGATTGAGCCTGCCGCTGAAGACGCCCCAGAACCCGATCAGGCCCCGATCGATGACGTAACTGACGCGGTGAACGACATCGTCACCACTGCCGAAGAAGAGCGCGAATTCAAGCGCAACGGCGGCGGCAACAAGGCGGTGCTGGCCGCGCTGAACAGCCTGCAGAAGCAATTCACGGCGCTGCAGAACACATCGACCGGACGTCAGTTGCCGCGCAACGCCGGCCCCACCGACAAAACCAAAGCGCGGGTACTCTGACCATGGCCCGTTCCCTGAGCGCCTACGGCGCCAAGATGTACGCCGACATGCAGCTGGCGATCGCCGAGACCTACGGTGTCCCGCTTTCCAGCAAGATGTTTTCCGTTGAGCCGTCGATCGCCCAGGAGCTGAACGACGCCATTACCGCCAAAGCGGACTTCCTGCAACGCATCAACGTCATTCCGGTGACCGAGATCAAGGGCGAGAAGGTGTTTATTGGCGTGTCCGGCCCGGTGACTGGCCGCACCAACACCAAGACCACCGATCGCGTGGCGAAGGACGCTTCGGCGCTGGACAACAGCACCTACGAGCTATCGTCGACCGAATCGGACGTGGGCCTGCCCTACGCGAAGATCGATGCCTGGGCCAAGTTCCCGGACTTCCATCAACGCTACTCCGCCGCCGTGCAGAAACAGATCGCCCTGGATCGCATCATGGTCGGGTTCCACGGCCTGAAAGCGGCGGCGCAGACCGACATCGACGCCTATCCGATGCTGCAGGACGTGAACAAAGGCTGGCTGCAGCAACTGCGCGAACAGGCCCCGCAACAGGTGCTCAAGGAAGGCAAGACACCTGGCAAGGTCACCCTAGGCCCGAACGGTGATTACGCCAACCTCGACGCCCTGGTGCATGACACCAAACAGATGGTGGACGAACGCCTGCGCGACGGCGGCGACCTGGTCGCCATTATCGGCACCGACCTGCTGGCTGCTGACAAGGCGAAGCTGTACGCCAAACAGGGCGACACCCCGACCGAAAAAGAGCGCATCGAGGACGCCCAAGTGATCGCCACTTACGGTGGTCTGCCGAGCTTCAGCGTGCCGTTCTTCCCGGTCAACGGCGTGCTGGTCACCAGTTGGGACAACCTGTCGATTTACTTCCAGGACTCCAGCTGGCGCAAGCAAACCGTGGATAACCCGAAGCGTTCCCGCGTTGAGGATTACAACAGCCGCAACGAGGGTTACGTGATCGAGCAGTTGGAAAAGATCGCGCTGACCGAGAACGTGGAGCTGGTGAAGTGAGCCTGGCTCTCGCACACAAGCGCCGCACCCTGGCCGAAGGCAGCGCTGCCGTGATCGCTGCTGCCGCGGCGCCACTGGCGTATTCGCCGGCGGAAGCCCTGAGCAGCCCGGCCAATGCCAAAAAGCATCTGCGCTTGATGGAAGTCTCGCTGGATGAAGATCTGAAGCGCTTGAGCGAGCTGAAGAACCTGGCGAGCAAACAGACGCTTAAGCGGACTGAACTGCTGCCCAAGTACCAGGACTTCATTCAGCGCTACATGGATTCGGGCCTGGTGATGCCGAACCCCGTCCTGGTGCAGGTGATGGTCTGGCTGTTCGACACCGAGCAGTTCGAAGACGGCCTGGTGCTGGCGAACTTTGCGATCGAGCAGGGCCAGGAAATGCCGGAGCGCTTCAGACGGCGCGACGTGCAGACCTTCGTCGCGGATGCGGTGATCGACTGGGCTTACGCCGAATACAACGCTCAGCGCAGCCCGGAGCCGTACCTGTCCGACTTGCTGGCGCGTGTGGACGGTGAATGGGATCTGATCGAACAGATCCCGAGCAAGTACCACAAGTTGATCGGAATGCGCGCCATGGAGGCCGAGCAGTGGGAAACCGCGCTCAAGCACCTAGAACGCTCCACCGAGCTGTACGCCAAAGCCGGCAACGAAACGCGCATTGCGAAATGCCGCAAGGCGATCGCCAAACAACCCCCCGCCGTCACCGGCGCCCCATAACCGACTACCCCCCCAGCGGGGAACTGTGGACGTGTGTCTGCCATTGATGGCCAGCCCCACGAAAAACAGTCTCCCCGCCCTAATTCGAGCGGTCAGCCATGAGCTTTTCCGGGAAACCCACCACCGTTGTGGAACAGATCATCGAGAACGACGGTTTTTGGCCGAACCTCTGCGTGGCCGAGTTCCAGAAGGGTTACCGCCTGCCGGCGGAGTTCCTTGGCGAGCTGCTGACCGACGCGCTGAGCATCGCCATGGCCGAGGTCAACGATGACCTAGCCAAGCTCAAATCCAGCTGGCGGGCGGTGGGCATCACCGCCGTGGAAACAGCCGATCCGCTGCGGCTGCCGGAACGTGCGTTCAAAGCCAAGCTGTACAAGCGCGCGGTGTACTGCCGCGCCAAGGCCAGCGCCCTGCAGCAGTTTGCCACCGTGACCCGTCGCGAGAGCGCCGAGAACACCGGCAAGGAAGCGCCGGAGCGTGAAGACACCTTTCTGGCCTTCAGTCAGCAAGCTGTGCGCGCTCTGCAGGGCCGTGGCCGCATCACGGCGGCGCTGCTATGACCAAGCTGCAAGGACTGACCACCTACCTTTTGGAACGCCGCCTGGTTGCGCCTGAACAGCTCGACAGCTTTACCGAGCAGGTCAAGCTGTCGCTGATCTGGAAACCCGACGTCGGCGGCATGCACTTCGCCGATATGCACTATCGCGCCGCGATTGTGCTGGAGCGCTTCGCCGACCATCCGGCACGTCTGATGGCCCTGATAGGCAGCTGGCTGGAAAACCACGACGGTGATCGCGACCGCCACGAACTGCCGGCGCCGGAATTCGCCGTGGAGCCGTTGGACAGCGACCTGTTCGACGTGGAAGTCACGCTGGAATTCGTCGAGCCGCAGTACCTGTCCGAAGATCCTGCAGGCGAGATCGAGGCTTTCGGCAAGACCTGGGCGTTTGTCCCCTTTGATCTGTGGATAGCCGAGCGCGGCGAGGTGGCCACCGATGGCCGGCCGTAGCACTTTCGAACTCGACGTTCGCGGGCGTCTGGGCGTGCGCGAGCAACTGGCCTTGTTGAGCCTGCCGCCGCAACTGCGCCGCCGGCTCTTGAACCAGGTCACCAAGCGCGTGCGGACGATGAGCCGCAAGCGTGTGCGTGAACAGCGGAATCTGGACGGCTCGCCGTTCGCCCCGCGCAAGGGCGACGGCAAAGGCAAAAAGAAGATGGAAGCCGGCCTGGCCAAGTTGATGGTGGTCACCCGCGTAACCCCTGACGAAGCGGAACTGGGTTGGAAAAACGCCCTGACTCGATGGGTCGCCGCCCAGCAACACAACGGTGCCAGCGAACGCCGCACGGCCGCGCAGATGCGCCGTTGGAACAAGACCCCTCCGGGCCTGGCTGCGACCGACAAACAGGCGAAGCGTCTGCGCCGGTTGGGCTTCCGTGTGCGCCAGGCGGGGAAAAAGACGCTGACCAGGCCGTCCGTGGCGTGGATTCAGGAACACGTGAACTACGCCCAGGCCGGGCTGCTGATTCGCCTCCTGGACGACCAGCGCAAGGAGACCACCGGCGCGCAGAGCTGGGACATCACCTTGCCGAAACGCCAGTTCATCGGCGCCGAAACTGAACGCGACACCAACCTCCTGATTAACCAGGTGTTGGAACAAATCCTTACTTCAACCCGCTAACGAGGCACTGAATGGCACTCGGTCAAGTCACCGTCGACAATCTCAATCTGGGCCAGGGGCCGGTGACTGAGATTGAGCGTTACTTTCTTTTCATCGGCCCGGCCGGCAAGAACGTCGGCCAGTTCATCCCCCTGAACACTGACAGCGATCTGGACGCCGCCCTGGGCGTTCCAGCCAGCGACCTGAAAACCCAAATCACCGCTGCCCGTCTCAATGGCGGTCAGCGCTGGGCGTGCGTGGCGGCTCCGATCGCCGCCGAGGCCGACTGGCTCAGCGCGCTGGAAAAAGCCCAGCAGCAAGGCTATTCCGTGGAGTCCGTGGTGATTACCAAACCGGTGACCACTGCTGCCGAAATATCGGCCATGGATGACGCCGCCGTTGCGCTCAACAACAACTACGGGCGCCGTGTATTCGTCATGGCCTCCGCTGCCGGCGTAACCGCCGACCAGACCTGGGCGCAGTACGTGAGCGAGCGCAAAGCACTGCTGGCCAACCTGTCCGCGCCGCGTGTCCTGGTCGTTCCTCAACTGCACGGCAACGACCTGGGCGTACTCGCCGGTCGCTTGGCGAACGCCTCCGTGAGCATTGCCGACAGCCCTATGCGTGTAGCCACCGGTGCCGTGCAAGGCCTTGGCCCGGTGCCGGTGGATGGCGACAAGATCCCGCTGCCCTCGGCCGTGCGTTCCGAATTGGATCGAGCGCGCTACTCGGTTTCGCAGACCTATCCCGATTACCCGGGCGTGTACTGGGGGGACGGCAACATGCTGGACGCCCCCGGCAGTGACTTTCAGGTCGTGGAGTACCTGCGCATCACTGACAAGGCCGCTCGCCAGATCCGGGCGCTGCTGATTCGCCGCGTGGCCGATCGCCGCTTGAATAACACGCCCAACAGCATGGCGGTGAACACCAACCAATTGATGGCGCCCCTGCGCGCCATGGCCAAGTCCGTCACGTTCGCTGGCCAGGTATTCCCCGGCGACATCGAGCCGCCGAAGGACGGCGACCTAGTGCTGACCTGGCTGAGCAAAACCAAGGTGGTCGCCTACTTCAAGCTCAAGCCCCTCAACTGCCCGAAAGACCTGACGGCGAACATCGCCCTGGATCTTTCCACCGACAAAACGGAGTAACACCCCATGGCAAAAATTGGCGGCAAGAACTTCGACGTGAGCCTGGGCGACATCGCGCTGCACGTCGAGAACTGCACCCTGGACATCACCGACAACTCGGCCGTGGCCCAAACCCGCGGCGTGCCAGACGGCTATGTGGAAGGCGACGTCGCCGCTGCCGGCGAACTGGAGCTGGATAGCACCAACTTTCAACTGCTGATCGACGCGGCGCGCTCGGCCGGCAGCTTTCGCGAACTCAAGCCGTTTGACGCGGTGTTCTTCGCCAAAGCAGGCGGAGACGAGGAACTGCGTGTGGAGGCCTTCGGCTGCAAGGTGAAGGTCTCCAGCCTGCTGGCGATCGACCCGAAGGGCGGCGAGAAAACCAAGCACAAAGTGCCGTTCGACGTTACCAGTCCGGACTTCATCCACATCAACGGTGTGCCTTACCTCGCCGCCGCTGAGATTGAAGGTATTCGCTGATGGTGGACTGGTTCGACCGCGCCCAGGAGCTGGAGCAGCGCCAACGTGACCAGGCGATCGAGGCCCAGTTGCTCAAGCCTGTGCCGGTCGGGCCTAGCCTGACCCATTGCCTGGACTGCGACAAAGAGATCCCGCCGGCGCGCCAGGCGCTGGGCGGCAAGACGCGATGCGTCCCGTGCCAGACGGACTTTGAGAAGAGTAAACGCTGATGACCACTGAAACTTCGCGTCTGGGAACGCTGGAGCGGCAACTTGCCGTGATAGAGCACCGCATGAACGAGTTTGAAGGTCGTCACGACACCGTGCCGACTCGCGTGACCAAGCTTGAGCAGCAATTCGAAAACATGACTGGCCAGCTCAAGGAACTGAACAAGGGACAGCAGGCGTTGACCCTTGCGGTCAACGTGATCGGCTCGAAGGTCGGGCGCTTGCTGACCATCCTGACGCTGGTTGGCGCCGTGCTGCAGATGGTCGTGCCGGCACTGTTGCGCGTGTGGTTCCCATGAGCCTGCGCGGGCGGATAGCCGCCGGTTTGATCGCGCTGGCCAGCACGCCGTTGGTGATTTTCCTGGGCACCTGGGAAGGCAACGGCCAGAACACCGTTTATGCGGACAAGCTCGCCGGCGGACTGCCCACGGTTTGCAAAGGCATCACCCGGTTTACCAGCCCTTACCCGGTCGTCGTCGGCGACTACTGGTCGCCCGCCAAGTGCACCGAGGTGGAGCAACTGGTGATCCGCAAGACGCAGCTGCAGTTGGCCGAGTGCATCACCAACCCGAACGTGGGCCAGAACACGTTCGACGCTCTGACCAGTCATGGTCACAACTTCGGCGTGACCAGCACCTGCGCCAGTCGAGCGGTCGCGTTTATCAACGCCGGTCGCATCGCCGAGGGCTGCAAAGCCCTGGCTTGGGCACCGGACGGCAAGACGCCTGTGTGGGCCTTTGTGACTGACGCCAATGGCCAGAAGCGCTTTGTTCAAGGCCTGCACAACCGCCGCAAAGCGGAAGTGGAGCTGTGCCTGAAATGAGCCTTTTCTCGCTGCGCTTGGCGCCTTTCGTGCTGCTGGTCGCCCTTCTGGTGTGGGTCGCGTTCGATCGGGTGAGTGATCAGCTCGACGACGCCAGACGCGAGCGCGATAGCGCGCAATGGGAAGCCAACGGCCTGCTTGAAGCGGCCCGTATCAACGGCGAGATGCTTGCTGAGCGGGACGCGATCGACCAACGAAACACCAAGGTATTGACCGATGCACGCATTGAAAACGAACGCCTGCGCCGCGCTGTTGGCGATGGCACTGGCCGGTTGCACGTCCGCGCCACCTGTCCCGCCTCCGGGTCTGTGTCCGCCACCGCCGGCACCGCCCGCGTGGCTGATGCAGGCACCGCCGAACTCGCAGCAGACGCTCGACCGGATTATTTCACCCTCCGAGATCAACTCGCCCAAAGCCGGCAAATGATCGTCGGACTGCAGCAATACGCCCTCGGCGTGTGCCGACGATCGCCGGCGCACCAGGGCACCACTTTTCCTAACCTCAACGAGAGAAAAAACCCATGAGCCAACAAAACACCGAAATCACCCTGGAAGTCGGCGAAGCGGAATTCACCTTCAACCTGACCCCCGCTGACGTCACCAAGTATTTCAACGCCCTGACCCAAACCAACAAGGTCGCCCCGGGCAACAACCTGCTGATGACCACCGTGCTGCAGGAACAGAAAGCTGTCCTGAAACCGCTGCTGGCCAACCCGGTGATGGTGATGCAGATCGCCGGTGCGCTGCTGGAGGAGTACGCGCCGAACGTTGAGGTGACCGTAAAAAAGCGCTCGAGCACGCTGAGCGCCTGAGCGAAAACGGCCTGAGCCAGTTGATGGCCCTGACGAACCGCTGGCTACCTGGTGCCGAACCCACGCCCGAGGCGATGGGGACAGCCAGGTGGCTTGAAGACGAATACTGGAGACGCATGGAATTTGCCGTGGCTAACGGCATCGCCCTTGCGCTGAACGGGTAACGACATTGGCAGACCGTAGCGCCAGCCTGGCTTTCATTCTCAGCTTGCAGGACAAGGTCACCGCGCCCCTGGGCAAGGTGAAAATGGGCTTTTCCGAGCTTGCCGATCAGAGCGAAAAGCACATCAAGACGATCGGCTTGGGCTTTGCTGGGCTGACGGCGGGTGTGGTTGCGATTCAGCAATCCATTGAACCGGCGCTGGAGGTCAACCGCGCCCTGGGCGATGTCCGATCGCTGGGCGTGGCCGAGGATGCTCTGTCTGCGCTGAACAGCAAGTCGCTGGAGTTCGCGGTGAATTATGGTGAGAACGCCAAGGACTTTGTGGCCTCGGCGTATCTGATCGAGGGCGCCATCAAGGGGCTTGCCGGCAACCAGCTCGCCGTGTTCACCAACACCAGCAACCTGCTGGCCAAGGCCACCAAGACCGACGCCGAAACCATGGGCGAATACGTCGGTACCCTCTACAACCTGCAGAAGTCCCAAGCCGATGCCATGGGCAAAGGCGCGTGGGTGGAAAAGCTCGGCGGTCAGACGGCGCTGGCGGTGCAGTTGTTCCGTACCAGCGGCGCGGCCATGAAAGACGCGTTCAAGGAGGCCGGCGCGATCGCTACGACCTCCGGCGTCGATCTGGCGGAGCAGATGGCGGTGATCGGCACCCTGAGCAGCACCATGGAAGGCGGCGACGCCGGCGGACGCTACAAGGCGTTTTTCGAGAACATCGGCGCCGCCTCGGAAAAGCTCGGCATGCAGTTCACCGACCAGCAGGGCAAGGTGCTGCCGATGATGGCCATCCTGGACAAGCTTCAGGGCAAGTTCGGCGACCTGACCAGCGCCTCGGCCGGGGCCAAGCTGATGGAGGCTTTCGGCGGTGAAGGCGCCCAAGTGCTCGGCGCGCTGGCCAAGGACACCGATCGGTTGCGCAATGGCATCGAGCAGTTGGGCAAGGTGCGCGGCCTGGAGAACGCCGAGCAGATGGCCCGGGCCATGGTCGATCCCTGGCAGCAGTGGGCGTCCCTGGTCGAGGTCATGCGAACGGTGTTCGGCCAAGTGCTGATCCCGGTGCTGTCGCCGTTCATGACCAAGATGGTGGACATCGGCAAAACCCTGGTGCGCTGGACTCAGCTGTTCCCGAACATCACCCGCGTGATTGGCATCACCGCGTTGACCATCATGGGCATCGTCGCCGCGATGTCGGCGCTGACCATGGTCGTGGGTATTGCCCGCATGACCTGGCTGGGCATGCTGACCGTCTGGAAAGTCGTTCAGTTGTTCAGCCTGCGCACGGTCGCCGCGTTCATCCTACAGAAGCTGGCAATCCTGGCTTACGTCGCCGTGATCTACACCCTGAGCGCCGGCCTGGCACTCATTCGCGGCGCCATGTTGCTGTGGCAGGGCGCGATTTGGCTGGTCAACGCGGCGCTGTTGGCCAACCCGGTGGTATGGATCGTGGTCGGGATCGTCGCCCTGGTGGCGGTCATTGTCGCGGCCGTCTACTACTGGGACGAATGGACGACGGCCCTGATGAATACCGCCGCGTTCCAGGCGGTGGCCGAGACGTTCCAGAAACTGTCCGACTGGTTCAATTCCATGGGCGGCTGGTCAGGCATGGCCAAGGCCGCGTGGGACAGCATCGTCGGCATTTTCACCAAGGCCGTTAACGGCGTGATCGAGCTGCTGAACAGCATCCCCGGCGTGAACATCGAAGCGCGCTTCGGCGGTATGCCCGAGGTGCCAGGCGTCGACGCCGCTGCCAGCGCTTCCGACACCGCCAACGCCGCGCAGAAAGCCCAAAAGACCATCAACGCGGCAATCCCCAGCCTTTCGCCGGCGCGTCCGTCTGCAGTGCCGCCGGGCGGGCTGCTGACCAGCATTCAGAACAACAACAGCAGCCAGAACAAGGGCACGCACGTGGAAAACGTGAACATCCACACCAGCAAACCAATGACCCCGCTGGAGATTGAAAACGCGATGGCCATGGCGGTGGGCGGATGAGCGAGTACGTCGATTTGCTGATTCAGGGCAACGACCTGGTGCTGGATCCGTCGCACCAGCCGCTGCTGATCGATGACCGCGCCTGCATCGCCCAGGACATCGCCCACCTGATCCGCGACAGTGGGCTGTTGGTCGTGCTGGTGGCCGAGCGCGACCGGTTGCGGCAACGCGACGGCATCCAGCAGCTGGAGCTGCTGGTGGAGAACGACGAACGCCTGGTGCCGGGCACGGCGCGCATCACTCAACAGGCCCCCGGTGTGTACCGGGTGACGGCCAAAACCATCAAATTCGGATCGATTGAGGTCAATCTGTGAGTCAAGTCGATTTTAAAAAGGTGATCGCTGACGCCGGCATTCCGACCACCGAAGCAGGGCTGAAGGCCGCGTGGGAAAAGGAAGTGGAAGCCCAGGGCGCCAAGGTGGCCAACACCAGCAGCTATTCGCCGTTCTGGCGGGTGATGACCACGTTGGTGACCAAACCGGTGTTGTGGCTGTTGGACTTTCTATGTCTGACCGTGCTGCCGAACTTCTTTGTGAAAACGGCGGTGGACGCCTGGCTGGACATGCTCGCGTGGGCGGTCAACGTCGAGCGCAAGGGCGCCACCAAAGCCCGCGGTAAGTTGCTGTTCACCCGTGCGGTGCCTGACGGTGTGCTGCAGCTGGAAAAGGGCATTGTGGTGCAGTCAGCCGCGATCAACGGCAATGTCTATCAGCTGACCACGACGGCCTCCGCGACCTTTCAGCCAGGGCAGTTGCAGCTGGACGTCCCGGTGGAGGCGATCGAGGCCGGCAGCGGTTTTAATCTCGCCCCGGGTTACTACGCCATCCTGCCGGTGCCGATTCCCGGCATCGTCCAGGTGGTGAACAAAGACGGCTGGCTGGCATCACCCGGTGCGGATCCGGAACCCAACGAGCAACTGCGTTTGCGTGTGCGCAACCAGTTCTCGGCGGTCAACCAGTGGCACACCGACGCGGTGTATCGCGCCATGATTTCCGCATTCCCCGGCGTGCGTCCGGATGGCGTGTATTTCGAACATGACGCACCACGTGGGCCGGGCAGTGCCAACGCCTATGTCCTGTTTGATGCGGGCGTGCCGGCGGCGACCTATCTGGAGCAAATCAACGCGCATATCCGCGACCAGGGTAACCACGGCCACGGCGATGACCTGCTGGCCATGGTCATGCCCCAGGTGCCAGTCAGTGTGGAGATGTCCCTGTGGCCCCAGCCCAATCTGAGCGCGAAGCAGATCGAGATCTTGAAAAACGAAGTCGAGCTATTCATCCGCGCGGCGTTTCGGGAAAGCACGCCGCGTGACTATCAGCCCACGCTGACTTATCCCCAGTCGCGCTTCAGCTTCAGCCGGCTGGCGGAAGAGCTCCACCAGCAGTTTGCCGACATCGCCTCGCTTCAGTTTTCCCCCGGGGTGGACATCATCAGCGGTCTGGACATCCCGCGCCTGTCTTCGCTGAAGGTGAACCTGCAATGACCAAACTCAAACTGCCTTTCTGGCTCGGCGGTACCGAGCTGTCAAAGCTGGTCGCCGCGGCGCAGGCCTGGTGGGAAACCGTCACCGGCTGGCTGCGCTGGCCCTACTCGCAGATCGATCCCGACACCTGCCACCTGAGCATCCTTGAGCTGTGGGCCTGGCAGCGTGACGTCACGCGCTTTCAGGGCGAGCCGGAATCGCTGTTCCGGCTACGTGTGAAACACGCCTTCGTCAACTCCGTGGACGCCGGCAGCACCGCCGGCATGAAGCGCATTTTCGAACGCCTCGGCGTGGGCTACGTGGAGATCGAGGAGCGCCAGCCCGACCGGGATTGGGACGTGGTGTTGCTCAAATTCAGCAACGCTCAGCTGTCGTTGAATCCCGAGCTGCTGCGTGTGCTGATCCAGCAATACGGTCGCACCTGCCGGCGCTATGACTTCGTCACCCTCACCCCCGTGGGGCTGCAAATCGCCCTGATTGATTTTAACGACGACCAGCAAACGCTGGTTGCCCGCCTGTAGGAGCGCACCGTGAGCGCCAGTATTACCTTGGCCGGCGAAAGCCAGATTGCCCTGAAGCAAAGCCAGCAAAAGCCGCTGATCATTACCCGGTTCATTTTTGCCAACGTGCCCGGGCTTGATCCGACCGCACCACTGGATCGCGCGGCCGGGAAACCACCGGTTGCGCAGATTGTTTACGTCTATACGATCCCTAAACAAAATGCCGGCTTTGTGAACCCCAACCAGGTCGTGTACAGCGCCCAGCTGGGGTCGGACATCGGCGACTGGGACTTTAATTGGGTAGGTCTTGAGGATGCCGACGGCATCCTGTTTGCCGCCTCGTCGGTCCCCCTGCAGCAAAAACGCCAGAACATCCCGCCGCAGCAGATCGGCAACAACGTCACCCGCAACTTTCTGGTGGCCTTTGACGGCGCGATGCAACTGACAGGCGTAACGATCGACGCCAGCACCTGGCAGCATGACTTCACGGTGCGCTTGGCCGGCATTGATGAGCGTGAGCGCCTGAGCAATCGTGAGCTGTACGGCCGTGCCTGCTTTTTCGGCGATTCGCTGGCATTCGCCAAAAGCGAAAACGGATTCCAGCTCAATGCCGGTACGGCTTATATCGAGGGCATCCGCGTTGCGCTGTCGGTGCCGCTGCCGGTGACCGGCGTTATCCCCGAGGGGACAATTGCCTTGGACGTGTGTTTTGAGCGCCAGTTGAACGATCGGGTGGCCGCTTGGAACGTGGTATTCGGCGAGCAGGCGGACTACACCGACGCGGCCGGCGTTCGTCATTACTGCGTGCCGATCGCCTTTTACACCTCTGCCACGGACTTTTCGGACGCCCGTAACCCCGAGTCCATCGCCGGGCCACTGATCGAGCACTTTGCCGCGCGTGATGGCGATTACGCGAATCTGCGCGCCCGGGGCACGACCAAGGAAGACGTCGAGCTGGGCAACCTGCCCAACGCAATCAGCGACGATCCCGCTACCAACAGCAGTCAGATCATTGCGTCGACGGCCGCGCTGAACAAGCTTCAGAAACAGGTCAGCGACGCGATGACCGGGATGGTCGCCGCGTTCTCCATGAGCTGGGCACCCGAGGGTTGGTTGAAGTGCAACGGTGCAGCGGTCTCGCGCACCACCTATGCGCGCCTCTTTGCACTGCTCGGTGCGCACTACGGGGCCGGTGACGGCGTGAACACCTTCAACTTGCCGGATATGCGCGGCCTGTTCCCACGCGGTTGGGATGATGGGCGCGGCGTTGATCCTGGACGGGCATTCGGTGTTTACCAAGACATGATGCTCCTTTCCCACGCGCACGCGGCCTCGGCCGCCGCAGTGGGGGATCACCTGCACGCCGCCTGGACGGATGCGCAAGGCAACCACACCCACGGCGCCTGGACAGATCAGCAGGGTAACCACGACCACGGCTGGCGGATCGCTGCAAGTGGCCAGGGGATTTCGGTCGGGTATCCGCTCGGTGGTGGCAGCGTCGTTGATCTGGAGTTTCCCGGCGGCAGAAACGCCGACAACCAGCCGATGCGCACCGACTATCAGGGCCAGCACGGCCACAACATCGGCATGGGCCTGGCTGGCCATCACGCGCACAACGTCGGCGTGGGCGGCGGCGGTGCGCACACCCACGGCGTGACCGTGGCCGCCGCCGGCGGTAGCGAAACCCGGCCGAAGAACCTGGCCCTCCTTTTCTGCATCAAGTATTGAGATCGAGCATGACCGACACACTCGTGTATCAGACCAACCACCTGGGCATCTTCGTAGGGTCCGTGAAGGCGGATGAATCGCCGCTCGAACCTGGTGTTTATCTGCTTCCCGGGGGCTGCGTGGAAACGCCGCCTCCCACCATCCCGGAGCACAAAGCCGCCTGGTGGAACGGCAACGCCTGGCAGCTGGTGGATTACTTCGGCGGTGTGGTGGTGTACAGCACGGACACCGGCGAGCCGCGCACGCTCGAAGGCTTTGAACCGGTACCGGCAGGCTTCACCCTGCAAAAACCCAAGCCGAACCAGGTCTGGAAGGACGGGCAATGGGTCGATGACATCGATGCGGTGCTGGTCGCGCTCCAGGACCAAAAGCTGCAGGCGATCGGCGCCGATTGTGCGGCGTACATCGCCGGCGGATTCAACTCCAGCGCCCTGGGCGAGGTGTACCGCTACAGCAGCGCGATCGACGACCAGGTGAACTTGAATGGCCAAGTGCTGCTGGGGATGGATGACACCTACCCGTGTTACGACGTCGACCAGGTGCTGGCTTTTCGGCCGCACACGATCGCCCAGCTGCAGAAGGTCAGTCTTGACCTGGTGCGGTTCCGCCAGGCGGCGCAGCAACAGGCCGAAATGCTGCGCCAGGCGGTGGCCAACGCCCTGAAAAACAAAGACCTCAAAGCCATGAAAGCCATTACCTGGACGCCGCCGGCATGAGCTGGGCACCGGTGACGATGCGCTGGCCGGAGCAGGCCACGCAGTGGATGGGCGCGCTGTCAGCCGCCCAGGATCTGGCCGGCGGCGAGCTGGCCAGCACCGCCCAGCGCCTGGCTGGTTTGACGGGGCTGGCCAACACCCACCCGGGGCCAGTCGGTGCTGTGGCAAAAGGTGCAATTGCAGCGGGCCGGGCGGCATTGGCCGAGCAGTTGGGTCAGGTGCCGGCGTGTCTGGTGGTGACGCCGTTTCAGAGTGGCATCGGCCAGGGCACCGGTTACCAGCGCTTTCTGTCGGCGCCGAACGTCCTGGAACACCTGGCCAAGAAACTGGAGGACGTCACCGACACCGGACGGCCATCCGGGCCGCAATACGCCCTGTCGATCCTGTTCCTGGGCACGCGCCTGGAACAGCTGGCCAGCAGCCTGTCGCGGTTCAATGCGTTGCTGCCGATTCCTGACCTGGTACGCACCGAACGCCGGGCACAGCACCTGCTGAAACTGGACAGCGAAAAGTGGGAGATCCCCGGCGCCGGCACGCTGCCACGTTGGCAAGGCTTGCCGCTGGAGCGCTGCACGCTGGTCAAAGCCGCCAAGCAATCCATGGCCGGCCAATTGGCGGTGCTGGAAGGTTATGTCGCCGACAGTTCACCGTTGGGGGATCTGGCGGCGCTGGCCGCGCGCAAGAGCGCTCAGCAGCAAGGCCGCGACCAACAGCTAGCCGACCTGAAAGCCTTGCTGGCTGGGGGAAACCCTGACGTCAGCCTACGGGCGCGCCTGATTGGCCCGGGTCACCCCAGCGAACTGAGCCGCGACCTGCTGAGCGGTGACGCGCCGGGGCATGAATGGGTGCAGTGCGCCGGCCTGTTGTTGGTGGGCAGCCAGGAAGGGCTGAGTTTTGTAAAGGAACTGGTGGGCCTATGACGCTGTTGCTGGATGGGCAGAAAGTCCAAGGCAAGAACCTCAAGGTCACCGCCAATTTGCGTATCGAGAGCGGCGATATGTCCGGCCAGACCAGCAACACCGACAAGGCGCACAAGGGCTTCAAACCCAAGACGCTGAGCGTTTCACTGACGATTCCCTTTGTGGATAAAACCCAGTTGACGGATCTGCTGCGTCTGGCGGAAGCCACGGCGAGCGGTGGGCAGCTGCACCTGTACCGGGTCGTCAACGACACGGCCGAGGCCTTCGGCGTGCGCCAGGTCGAGTTTTCCGAGGGCGTCAGCGCCCGGGAGGCCGACAGCCTGAACGCCTGGCTGGTGCAGTTCACCCTGAGCGAGCGCGAGTCGAACCCGGAGAAAGTCGAAGGCCGACGCACCGGCAATAAGGTCAACGCCCAGGGTGCACCGGGCAGCGCCGTGGGGGATGCCGGTACCGGCAACGGCGAATCAACCACCGACAACCCTGCACTGAGCGGCTTCGAAAAGGTGCTGGGCCGTGTGGAACAGTGGCTGGGCGGGAGTGAGCCGACGTGAAGCTGCACAAGAAGCTGGCCATCAATGGCGTGCCGATCACCCTGATCAAGGAAGACGTGCGGCTGGACGCCACCAGCCCAGGGCGGGCGAATTTCACGGTGCAGTCTGCCGAGCCGCTGAAAGGTCTGGTGACACTGGATATCGGCTACAACGACCGCACGCTGCAACGGCACTTCATCGGCTACGTCGAGCGTTGCACCGCCGCCAACGCGGTGGAGCAGGTGTTGTTCTGTCGCGAGCTGGCCGCTGTGCTGGCCAACCCGCTGCCGCTGAACCTGCGTCACGTCGATCTGCGCGCCGTGCTGGCCGCTATCAGTGAGCAGACCGGCCTGCGCTTTCGCGTTCCGGATCAGCCTTACGCCAGCGTGAAGGCGCCGTACTTCTACAGTCTCGCCGCCGGTTACCAGGCGATGGACAGCCTCGCCCGCGTGTTCAGCATCCCCGACTTTACCTGGCACCAACTGGGCAACGGTGAAGTGTTCGCCGGCAGCTGGGCTGACAGTTTTTTTGGCGTCCGGGCGCCACTGCAAATCCCCCCGCAGCTGTTCGACGGCTACCAAGGCAACCAGAGCGCGATGGTCGCGGCCCTTCCCGGGCTGCGACCTGGTGCAACAATCAACCACGGCGAGCGCATCACGAGCGTAGCGCTCGCCAATGACCAGATGGCCATCCGATGGAAGACGTTATCCGCCGCGCTGTAGAGCGCCAATTTCCCGAACTCACCGGCGGTTACCACTTGCCGCGTTTTGCCCGGGTAACCGCCGTGGCTGATGCGCCGGCAGACGCCGGGCTGTGCGACGACTTTCGTCCGCGTTACGCCGTGGACATTGAAGTGCTGGGCCCGGACGATGAACCCGACCCGGCCATGCCGCCGCTGACCGGTGTTGCGTTGCCGCTGCCCACCGGTGGCGAGGCCATGGGGTTTTATGCCTTTCCCGAGGAAGGCTCGCGGGTGGTGGTGTGTTTTGCCTACGGCCTGCCGAACAAACCCTACATCCAATCGATCCTGCCCCACGGCCTGAGCCTGCCCAAGGTGCCCAAAGGCGATCAGGTGTGGCAGCACAGCGAGGCCTGCCAGCAGCGTGTGGATGCCGACGGCAACTGGCTGCGCCAGACCGACGGCAAGATCCGTGATCAGGCGATCGAGCGCGAAGTTGAGGCCCTGGACAACCGCGAGCAGTTCCAGAGCCACGCGCAGACGATTGATGACCACTCAACCGAGTCCGTGGGTGGTGTGAAAACCATCGAGGCGCTGGGCGCGCTCAAGCTGTTATCAGGGGGATCGGCGAGTCTGGCGGCGGTGGATGATCTGCACCAGGCGACCGGCCGGGATCTGAATGTGGTGGTGGGGCAGACGCACACCACCACGGTGGGCGGTGATCTGCAGGAGCGGATTGAAGGCTTGCGTCGAAGTGTGGCGGGCGAGAGTCAGCGGCTGCAGGCGCCGAAAAACTGGATCGGTTCTGAGGCGGTGAATCTGTTCCAGGTGGTCTGCGACCTGCTCGATCTGGTTCAGCAGATGAATGCCCAGCTGGCTATCCACACCCACGTACCGGGATCGATCCCCAGTCCTGCCGACAGTCAGTCATTGACGGAAAAGGCAGCCATCGCGCAGGGCCTTTCAGGCACCTTGAAGTCGATCACCTTATAACGGGCAGCGACCTTAAAAATTTAGTGCGGTGATGCAACCCCCGTTATCCAGGTGCTCAACTTAAATGGTGCAGGTGCTGTGAGCGGCGCGGCGAGTCGAACGGTGTGCAACGCTTGGAGGGGAGAGCTCGCGTTCAAGGGGCAAAAAAAAGCGTGGAGCGAGGGTCTGCACGTCACCGTGAACACCTTCGCCCCACGCGGGCATCCGACAGGTCAGTGACCCGAGCCCTGCGTATGGGCGCAGCACTCGGGTCACTCAGGCTCGACTAGGTCAGAGGTGTTCGACCGAACACCGCAACGATCATCGTCTTGCCCTCGGCGGTTACCACTTGACCCTGACCCCCATCGAACCCTGCACCGAGGAGCTGACGTCGGTATCGCCGCCTGCGGCCCACTGCTTGCCGAGCTCGGCATACACGTCGGTGCTCTTGTTGAGCTGCACGGTTGCGCCCGCCGCCAGCTCGCTGGAGGTGTAGCCGGTACTGCTGCTGATTGCCGTCGAGGCCTGCGAGGTCTCAAAGCGGGTCTTGTCGTTGCCACTGCCAGCGCGGTACAGATTCACCCGGGTATAGGGTTGGACCAGACCGATCGGAGTGGCGAAATCACCCTCCAGACGTGCGCCCAGGCGGGCCAGTAAACCTTGATGAGCGTCCTGGCGCACCTGGGTATTGGCCAGATGCTCGTCGTCCACGCTCAGGTGCTGCTGCACCAGCTGCACTTGCGGCTCGATTCGCCACGGACCACCCAGCGCAAAGGCCTTGCCCACTTCGACCGAGGCCAGCCAGCTGTCGGCCTTGCCCGAAATTTTCTGACCTTCCGAGTGGGCCTTGTACTGATGAAGACCCTTTTGCAGGACGGAGTCGACGTACAGGCCCGAGGCGTCGGTCCAGGTGGCATAACCGCCCAGGTACTGGTTGGTCAGGTCGTTGCGGCCCACGGACAGATTGTTCACCCCGCGCGCGAAGCCTTTGACATCCATGTTGCCCTTGAGCTCACCGGCATAGACGCCCGCCTGCCAGTTATCGTCGGCAAACAGGTCCGAGCCCACTTGAAAGCCGCTCAGGCGGCCATCGCTGGTCTGGCTGACGGTACCGCTCTGGGCGATGTTCAGCTCGGAGCCCAGCGCACGGCCCCAGGCCCGACGGTTATCGTCCACCATCGCGCCCTGCGCGGTCGACTGCTCTTCGGTCGCGTTGGAGCCCAAGCGCTGGTGCAGGTTACCCAGCATGGTCAGGTTGCCCTGGCGCAGTTGCTCAGGAACGGCCGCGAGCAACGGTACCTCGGTACGGTAGGTCGGGACCACGCCAGGTTTGCCGGGTGTGCCCGGATTACCTGGGGTGCCTGGTGTACCCGGGTTACCCGGTGTACCGGGGTTGCCCGGATTGGTGACGGGCGCCAGGCTCGAGCGCAAGTACCAGTTCTCACCCGCGCCATTGGCGTCAGCCGCATACAGGCGGTATTCGTAAGCACCGGCATCGACATGGCCGCCGGCCAGGCTGAACGCATCTTTGGTGGTCTGCGCCGTGGTGGTGGCGCCATTGAGGGCACTGATCACGGTGATACCGTCGCCTGCCGTCAAGGCACCGAGGCCCTGCTGATTGACGACCTGCAGCGCCGTATGACCGCTGGCCACAGCGCCTGGGCCGCTGAGTACCAGACGATCGCTCGCGCCGCTGCTGTCGCTCAGCGCCGTACCCAGGCGCAATACGCCGTTCTGGCCCACATAAGGGCCGGTAACGGTGAGGGTGCTGCCCGGAGCACTGCCGACCAGCGACACGGTGCCGCCGTTGGTCAACGCCGCCACGCTCTGATTAAAGCCGGCCGTGTCCAGCGTGGCACCACTGGCCACTGTGTGCGCCGAGGTGGCACTGAAGGTATTGGCCGCTGCGGCACTCAGTGTGCCCCCGTTCACCTGGGTGGCGCCGCTGTAGGTATTAGCCCCGCTTAGGCTGAAACGGCCGCTGCCTACCTTGGTCAAACCGCCCTGCCCCGACATCACCCCGCTGAACGTGGTGCTGGTGCCATCGCCCCCGGTGGTCAGACTCGCGGCACTCGCGGTAAACTGCTCACCCAGACTCACCGCACCCGCACCGGCCAGGGAACCGATGAGTTGGTCCTTGAAAATGTTCAGCGTCGCGCCGCTGTCCACGGTGTGCGCCGAGTTGGCGCTCAGAGTGTTGACCGTCAAGGAATCCAGCGTGCCTTCCACTACGTGAGTGGCGCCGCTGTAGGTGTTGGCGCCGCTGAAAGTCAAGGAGCCGACGCCGGTCTTGGTCAGCGCACCCGGCCCGGAGATCACGCCAGTCAAATTGATGGTGCTTCCGCTGTCGACGGTACCGCCCGCCGCTCCCAGAATCACCGGACGGGCTATGCCTACCTGGGAGGCGTGCAGCGTGCCGCCGTCGAGTGTCAGAGCACCACTGGTCGCGCCGAGGCTATCGTCCGACGAAACGTGCAGAGTACCGCCGAGGACGGACCATGGCGTGACCTCGGTGGTGGCACCAGTCAAGGTGTAGGTACTGGTACCGATTTTCTGAAAGTTGGTGAAGTTGCGGTATTGCGCAGCGCTGCCGATCTGCGAGGTGTCAAAACTGTCGTCGGCTGTCCCGCCCAGGGCCAAGGTGTTGCTGGCACCGACAGCGCCCACGACGTTACCGACGATGGTTGAGCCCTTGCGCACTTCGAGGGTGTTGGCAGTACCGGTGAATTCGATGGCGTTGGCGCGTACCTGGACTCCTCCCCCCCCTGGCTGATCACTGGAAAGGCCACCGCCGATATAACCGCTGTTGATCACTTGCTTCGCACCGGTGATGCCGGAACCACCGGTGGTATTGGGGTCAAGGGGGACGTTTTTAGTTCCGCCAGTCCCCCCCTCTATATGTCCGTCATTGATCACACTCAAACCGGAACCTGCCAAACCAGCTCCGCCCGCCCCGGGCAAGGAGCCTACCCCACCCCGTCCACCGAGCAGTGTGCCAGTGGCCGTGTTGGTCACCGTGCGGTCTGGCACACTGACAGTTAGACCGTTGCCGCCGCCACCGCCACCACCGATGCCGCCGGCACTGTCACCGCCATTACCCCCAGTAGCCACCACAGCATTGGTAGTATCGCTATCAGTGACAAAGCCGTCACCACCTCCGCCACCTCCGCCAGTGCCACCGAAGGACGGACTACCATCGGCCCCCCTGCCGCCGGTCGGAGCAAATGCCGTACCGCTGGCACCACCGCCACCGCCACCACCGTTAACACCACTACCTCCTTGACCATCATTTACCCCAAGGACGCCAGCGGCACCACCGAGAGAATTTACCCCTGTCCCCGCCTGACCCGCGGTACCCGTCGCCCCACCGGCACCGCCGTCGCCGACTCCAGCCCCACCAGGCGCCGCCCACACGACCCCACTGGCTGTGGCGAACGCCAGCAGACAGGCCATCGCCAGTCCTGTTTTTTGTGGCAGAACAGTCCCCGCATTGGCTCCACTGCCCTGCGATTTACTGCCCAGTTCGGAAACCACCTGGCACAGCCCGGTGGCGGA